GGGGGGTGACCGTCTTTCCGATCTGTCAGTCATAGGACAACAGGGTAATGGCGTACCCTCTTGCAACTATAACGCCTCCTAAGGTAGAGGGTTATTTCTTCAACACGTAACGAGCGTATCGCTGCCCAGTTGTCGGGTGTCTTTTGTGTTGGGTCTCAATGTTGTACCCTGCATCACGTAGCTCTTGGATACGCTTTGACAGGCACTGGATAGAGTAATCCAGCAAGGCTTCACGCTGAGAAATGCTTTTGGTTTTCTTGAAGTGACGCAAAAGGATTTGGTTTTGAGAAATCATAGCTTCCTTACTAAGTTAGAACTCATCAATGTTGACCGCCCCAAACCCCTCTACGAAGGGAGCGAGGCGACCAGTCTCTCGGTCATAGGATAACCGACCTGCTTCCCCAGTCTCACCACTGAAGCGGTTCTTTAGAACTCTCAGAGTTGTGACATTGGGGTTCTCACCCTGTTGATCTCGCTCCAAGCCAATCACCATATCGGAGAGTTGGGCAATGGCATGAGATCCACGGAGTTGATTGAGGGCAGTACGTGCCCCTTGTTCGTGTCCTCGGTCACCTTCAGGTCTACGTAGGTGGGACACGAGGAACATCCCCACGCCTGTCTCTTCAACAAGGGTGCGTAGGGATGTCATGGCATTATCTATGAGACGGCGTTCATCACCGTCTCCCAAGCCCGAAACAACAATAGAAAGATGATCCAGAATAATCCAAGAACAGCCACAAGAACGAGCCAGGAATCTAATACGGGAAAGTAAGTTATCAATACCGCTACTGCCCCAATGATCGTAAAGGAAACAACGACCATTACCAATAGTAGCATCGTAACTAGCGCGGAGATCAGCTTCACTGACTCCCTCCTTATTCAAGTGTAGTGGTTTGTTGAGGTGGATTCCCATCAACCCCAAAGCGGTGCGCCGAGGGTTCTCTTCAAGCATGATCATGCCAACAGCCTCTCCCTTCAACAGGAGGTGGTGGGCGATCTCTCGCACCACTGCTGACTTACCTATGCCAGAACCTGCGGTAAGCGTAACCAACTCACCCCTACGAGAACCACGAGTTACTTCGTTAAGTTCATCCCAAGGGTAGGGTATCGCTTGGATAGTCTCAGTCTTAGAGACTTCCTCCCACAAGTCAGCTCCAGACAAGATGCCATCAGGACGGTACGCTTTAGCGTTCCATATTGCCTGAATGATTTCATCTGCCTTACCGTTGACCAGACACTCGTTAGCGTCCTTCATCGGTAGTGATGCAATCTTAGCTTTGCCTGGGCTGAACAACTCGGCGCACTCGCTTGCCGCCGCTTGACCTGGTTCATCCATGTCGAACATCAAGATTATCTCATCGAATAATTCGTAGTAATCGAAGTTCAACTTCATGTGCTTCTTAGCACCTTGAGCACCGTTAGGTACGGAGACCACAGCCCACTTGTTACCTTGGGCTTGACTCACGCTCATCGCATCAATCTCACCCTCAGTAACTACCAGCTTCTTCCCCTTGCCCCACAAGGGAGCACCAAAGGGGAGAGCCTTGGTAATGTCACCCAGTACCTTGAAGCTCTTGTCAGAGCCTCGGATCTTCTGGGCAACCATTGTCCCCGCCTTGTCATAGTAGGGGGCAACCTGTACTTTCTTTCCCGCTAGTTCACCAACTTGGTATCCGAATTTGCGGCAGGGATCTTCCCGAATTTTACGCTTGGATAAATCCATGAACTCACCAGTGATGAGGTCACCTGATCTTTTCTTCGGGGTTGGGGCTGGAGCAGTACCATCCCCTTTAACGTGAGCTTGGCAACTGAAACAGAACTGGTGCCCATCGGAGTACAACGAGTTGGCATCGGATGAACCGCAGTTGTCACAAGGTATGTGTCTTAAGAAATTGCTATCGTCCTGTTCCATTGATTCTCACATTAGTTGTTGTCAACCCCTTCAGCCTTGAGCCACGCAGCCACATCAAAACTCGGGCAATCCTTATGCACATCAGGGAAGTCCCGATGCCCTTGGATTTTAGCTTCAGGGTAAAAGCCCTTGAGTGTCTTCAAGACATCTTTGAGTGACTCAAATTGCTCAGGGGTAAAGTTGTTTGCTGCTTTATTGTCAGAGGAGTTGACCCCACCAACCATGCAGATACCAACCGACTGGCTGTTGTAACCTTGGACATGAGCACCCGCCACATCATGGGGGCGACCTTCTTCCACGGTACCGTCTCGGCGGATCACGTAGTGATAGCCAATACCAAACCAACCTTTGGCTCGATGCCAACGGTCAATATCCTCTTTGCCTATGTTCATTTTTTCTGAGGTGGCTGAACAATGCACCGCAATAAACTCAGTTTTATCTCGTTTTTTGTAATTCATTTTGGAGGCTCCGTGAGCCACGCATCGGGTATCTCTTTGTCGGCATAGAGAAAGCCGTTCTTCACACACCAGTCGGCGTATGTAGTGTTGCTCCTCTTAGCAATCTTCCCTTTGCTGTTAGAAAATACGAACCGAATATCCAGGTTCGGATGTTGCTTCTTTACGAGCAGATGTTTCTGCCTATCTGCGGTAAGAAACCTTCCCTTCGATTCAATGATAATGCCGTTCTCTAAAACGAAGTCTGGTGTGTACTTCGCTGTTCGCTCTGGCTTGATGTAAGGGATGACAAGCTCCTCGAAAGTAAACTTGACACCCTTACCCTGTAGCTCCTGAGCCAACTTCTCCTCCAGCCCAGAGCGGAACCCGTAAACAAGTCCCACCTCTGTTGCTGAACGAGACTTAGAAATCCGCAGTTTCGTCCTCTTCGCTGGTTTCTTCGTTGAAGTCATCGTCTGCTTTTTCTTTTGATACGTACCCTTCCTCTTCACCGAAGCCGAATGAACCAGCTCCGCCACCTGAGAACTCTACTAAGTCAATGACTTGCACTGCTCGTACACGCAGGGACAAACCTGCACCTGCAATAGCTGTGTAGTAGGGGAGAACTTCGTAAGAGACTTTGACCTTAGAGCCACCTGCGATATTCACAGAGGAGTCCAGAGGCTTACCCTTGGAGTCAAACAAAGCGGGACGCTGTTCAAAGCTATCACCACTCTTCATGGTGACTTTAGCTTTCAGTTTAAAGCGGAAGGTGGTGTTACCCGTCTCTTCATCTGCTTCGTAACCAGCGGTACCCTCTTTAATTTTTTTGCCAGGATTTTCTTTCTTAGCTTTTGCAATAGACGCAGCCAACTGTTCATCCAAAAAGGAGATGACACTGGTTGCCTCTTCAGTCGGAACTTGGAGAGACAGCTTGTATTCACCATCAGGATTAAACTTTGTGTCGGGCTTAGTGAGGTACGGGTACTGGGCAATACCAGCGGGGGTCACGTACCGTGGGGTTTTAGATTTTTTCATGGTGTCCTTATTTCAAATAACCATCATATGCTTCTCGCATTTCCCGAATAATACGGTTGCGTTCAGCCACAGTTTTGGCAGTGCGGAACGTGCCATCAGGGAGTCGGATCAGGAACATAGGTTGCCTCTCATGTGGATTTATCCAATTGTGCAACTTTTTGAAATGTTCCAGATCTGGAAGGATTTAGGCAAAGCAATAGCGTGAATCGACTACTTTAGAGACATCCAAGGTGCCGTGCTCTGGTATCTCAGGCATGACCTCTCGTTGTTTCTCTGAGAGCTGCGCTTCGATCTCCTCACGGAAAGTCCCGAGGACATCTATGGTGTCATAGATTTCCACAAAGGATTCTCGGATGATGTAAAACAATTTCTCTACATCTCCTGCGGTTGTCCCAAAGCTGTCATGGATCATCGAGAAGTTCTCGACACCTTCCTGATTAGCACGGGCAACACAAAGCATGAGGTGAGCGGCATCACAGCTATGGACAAAGTTTGGGGCAATACCCTGGCTCTGCTTACGGCGATCCAGCTTATCCTTATCCTGCTTCATGGTGAGGTAAACCAGCTTCCCGTTGATAGCTGTCTTGATCCTACGATCATTGACATCAGCGTATGCTTGCATCACAGGGAAACCAATGGGGGTAGTCCAACGAACTGGGAGTTGTTCGGCTGCTGCCAGAGATGCCACACTCTGGAGCCACTTCATAGCTTCCGCTGCCTTGACCAAGGTGAGGTTAACTGCCTCCCAGATCTTCTTAGCCATGTAGCTAGCCGCCATGTACCCATCACGGGAGAAGGGGAAGGCTCCACCCAAACGTTGTGCCTCAAGACGAGCTGGGGTGATCAGATCTTCCATGAGCTGTTCACGAAACCCAAACTCCCTAGAGCCGTATGGGAGGGTCATGACGCTACGCTTGGTTGTCTTGCGGGTAATCCCAAACTTCATCCACTGTTGAGCTAGGTTCTTGGTTCCCTCCTTGACGTAAGGGGTGCCCTGATCGCTGTGAAGCAGGGTGTCCTCAGTGCCCTCTTGGGAATCCTTTGTAACCATCTCGATCACCCTGTCTGCTACTCGCTGGTACACATCTTGGGGGACGGGGTTGGGAACAAGGTTAACTGCTGATCCTCCTCGCTCATCTCGGAGCATGGCTGAGAAGTGTTGCAACCCAGAGCATGAACCGTCCAAAGCCACGGGCAACTTTGATATGAACGATTCACCATGCTCAACGTAACCTGCCCACTCAAAACAGAAAGCAAGAAACTGCCATGGTTTATCAATGCTAAGACCATTGATCTCTGTGCACCATCCTCGGTTGTCATAGGGGTTGTTAGCAATGGAAACAATTTCATCTTCATTCTCCAAGATCCACTCAACACGTTGTTCAAAACTAACCTTGTCATTACCTGCCAGGTTAGAGCCATGGATAGCCAACCACTTCCATCCCTCGGAACCCAAGGGCTTCCCATTGGCAAACCTTAGCAGTGCTTTCTGGGGATCTGAGCCTTGTGGGTTCAGGTGTGGTACAGCGTAGATTCTCCCACGGAAGTCCAATTGATACGGGAAGAAGATCCTACGGAACTTCTCGTACCTTGAGGCTATGTTCAGGGAGATGTTAAAGCCAATCCGCTTACCAGCTAGCGACAGGTTCTGAATGTGAATCTTCGCTGCTTGGATGCGGTATTCCTTACGAGCCTCCTCATTGGTCTCAATGTCTGCTGGGGTGGGAGGCATCTCAATACCTTCACGGTTGGGCAGTCCCGCAATGGTAGAACCGTTATCCCAGAGTTCCTTCATGACTGCTAGGACTTGGCTGTTGATCTGCCATGGTGTTCTCTGGAGGCTGTTGATAGCCGAGTACACAATGGGCATATCCACTTGTTGTAGCTCTTGGAGGTACGCCTGGTTCTTAGTCTTGACCAACTTCAGGGGTTTGATGTTGGAGGAGATGTACCCACCATCGTAGGGATCAGTCCAATCCTTAGGCTTGACCACCATAGGCTCGTAGACGGGACGGAGCATGGAAGCTACATCATTCCGCTTCTCGATCCACTCTATGGTCTCAGGGGTGGGACGGACGTACTTGATGGACTGGTTCTTGTCTGCCTTCTGGTGGGCAACCTCAACAATCCCTAGGGTGTCTATGAGGATGTCTAGGAGTTTGATCCCTACATGGAGGCGGTCAACCCTTGACCACTTCTGCCACTCATCAACCTTCTCAGCCTGACGTACAGCATAGTAATGCTTATAGTGTTGGGCTGAACGCTTCTTGGCACCCAGGACAAGTCTCTCGTATTGCTTACGTTCACTTGCTCGGATCTTTGCAAAGCGTAGCTCATCCTCGACTGCGGTACCTATACCCACAGCAACAAACTGGAGGGTTCGTGCTGAGGAGATACCACTCAAGACATTCTTGAGGGTCAAGAAGGATAGTACATTGGTATCAATATCCTTGAGCTTGTAATAGGCTGATGCCCTGCGTGTAACGTTGCCTGATCCTGCTTCCTCAAGCCACGCTGCGATAGCCTTAGAGAGAATCTCTAGGCGGTGGGATAGTATGGTCTGTCCGTATGCTGTACCTTCTTCACGGCTTGCTCTCTTGGCGTAGTCAATGCTTCTGAAGTATTTCTCTGCACCCCTACGGGTCATATCCTCTTCAAGTTGGATTTGGAGTGACATTAAGTCTTCCTGAGGTTCAACCATATCTTTCATTTAGTAGTCCTTAGAGAGTGTACTTGTAATAATACCTAGAGAAAGATCTCTCTAGATACTCTTTAGATTATCCAATTGTGCAACTTTTTAGGTCATTGATTCCTCCTCGATGTGTCACAGAATCTGTCACAAAATTGGACAGTAAATACTTATACCACAGAAACAGTTAAAAATCTAGAACTATCTTGTTAAAAAAAGAGTTTTATACCCTGAGATATAAAACCCTTTCTTTTCAATGGTAGGGGCAGCGAGACTCGAACTCGCACGGCTTAAAGCCTCAGGATTTTAAGTCCTGTATGTCTACCATTCCATCATGCCCCCATAACCCTTTTTAAGAGTCATGGGGTGTCACAAAGTGTGTAATAACAATTACTTAACTTTGTGCTAGATGGCTTGTTGACACAAAAAAGTGTCACAAACTGACACAGTGTGTCACTGGTTAACAGCCACAGGGAACGGCTGGTTAACTCTACGATATTCCTCAAGGGCAGCTTTGCCCTCTTTTAGCTTTGCTGGTGCCAGGTGCATATACCTTGCAGTGGTGAGGGGAGTGGCATGACCCATCCATTCTTGGATGAACTGAGCACTCTTGTCCTGCATGGCAAGGCGGCTAGCACAGGTGTGTCTAAGCATATGTACCACAAACTGAGGGTCATCAGTTTTCCCCAGCTCTGCCCTCACGTAGTCCCAAGCATCTCTGAGCTTGTTATGGGTGAGGTCATTAAAGGTACGGGAGTTATGCTTACGACTCATTAGTATGTCATGCACCCGATCTGTTGCTGGGACTGACCGTGGCTTGCTGGTCTTGGTCTCATCAGGGTGCAGGTGTAAACGTCCATCCCGATACTGGTTAGAACGAAAGTTCAACAGCTCTGACTTACGAAAGCCTGTATCCATAGCGCAGATAACGAAGTCTTTAAGAGCACTAAAGCCCAGCTTGTCGCACATATTTAGAACCTTAAGTTCTTCCTCTACATCCAACCAACGGACACGGTGGGTGCCTTGGGATCTCCGCTTAATCCTCGGTAGGGTGTCAATCCAACCCTCATCAGCGGCAGTCTTAAGCATCATCGAGAGGGCTGAGAGCTTCTTGTTGATGGTGGCACCAGTGTTACCCATGTCCTCCATCTCATCTATCAGCTCACGGACTGTGGCAGTTGTGATCTCCTTAACAGGAGTATCGTCCCCCAGCATATCCAAGATGTGACCCGCTGCCTTGATGCTAGCGGTGCTCTTAAGCTGACTCCAAGTGTCCCTCACTGTGAGTCTGTAGGCATCCTTGAGAGTCTCTAGGCTACCTACCCCTTGGCTACCTGATTTAAATCGCGTAGAGGGCTGTTTAGGGGCTTCTATGACCCCCTCTCGTATCAAGAGTTCTCTCTTTTCTACGAGCTGTGCTTCTTCAAGTGTCTTGCAGGAACGCCTGATGCGGTTACTGCCTGACCCGATAGACACCAAGTAGGTGCTACCTCTGGGATAAATGGGCATTTATAGGTTCTCCATTATCTGTTTCACGGTGGTTGCACCCTTTGGAGTAAGCCGCACGATCTTCTTACGTCTTTCCAAAGGATCTTCTCTAGCTTCCACCAGTCCCAAACCTTTTCTGCCTGGGGCTGGTGACTTACTAAAAAGTGAGATGTACCGAGAGGCTGAAGCCATCCCGATACCCGCTCTATCGGCAAGCTCTTTAACGCTTAAACCCTCATGTTGGGCTATTATCAGTAGGCAATGTGCTTGCGCCAATGGCATATCTGAGTCTAGTGCACGGAGGCTCTTTAAGAAGTTCGTAGCTTTACCGAAGGTCGGCATTATTTTCTCCAGTTCTTGTTGGCTATTACTCGAAACCTAATACACTCTATTATAATTGCTGAACCAAAATAGTCAATACGTGGCAACAGTTTCCAATATGGAAGCATTTCAAACCACATTTCGTAACCTAGAAATACGAGGTACATAGCAGCTCCTTTTACACTTATATGGTCAACTTAGGTAAACAGTTTAGAGATTGCAACTGTTTTTATCTTTGAAGATTACCAGTGCCCCAGAGGTCTCTAAGTCTCTGATTTGAATTGACAAATTTGTTAACAAGTTCATGGACAAAGACTGCGCCAAATTGTCCTGCACCCCGTTCTCTCTCCACTTGAGTTCCACTTTGATTCCTTGGGGTGTGTCCGAGAGAATGAGCTGTGCTTTCATTTGTGTACTTCCAATCTTTAATATCAACTTCTGAAATCATAAGTTACTTTCGGTTGTGCTCCTGATAGCGTTGCCATTCTACCGAGCAGTTTATCTAAAGGGTCAAGCATGGCAGCTCGACAACAACTGACAGTGATAGGGCTGAACTCCTGCCCCTCCTCAGTCACCTCAACACGGTTCAGGTACTTCTCGAAGAACTCCTTAACGCATTGCCTTAGCTCTGCATTACGTTCCTCTTGTTGCATCTCCTCGCGTATCGTATTGATGTCGTTAAGAAACGCTGTGTGTCTAGCTGGTGGTATGCTGGGTTCACAGTAGTTTGGCTTACCGCCACAATAGGATTTCACTGGTGGCTTTTGGTTCATGTTGTGGTCACCGCTCATGTGTTCTCCTTAATTCCGTGGGCGGCTTCACATTCAAGCCAACCAAGAACCCACGACTTACGCTCCTCCTCTGTCGTGCAATATGTTGGCGCTGGTGGGTGCGGAATAGGCTTGCGCTGAGGTGGGGCTGTGTAGAGCAATTCAACTCCATTCCCTTGGTACGCCAAATCTTCCCAATCAATTTCATGGTGGAAATAAAGGTCGCCATCAATAATGCACGCCACCGGCTTCGCCTGCTCTGCTTGCTCAATGGCTTGGCGTAGGGCAACCAATGCCATATCTGG